ACAAAAGTAATTAACGACTTAAAAAAAACATTATGAAAGCAGAGATATTAGGATTAATCGCGGGAATTTTATTAGTAGGGTGTAGTAAAGATGACAATGCAGAAGCACCTGAGCAGAATTGTAATTGCAATAGAGTTGTTTACGTTGATAGCTTTACTCTAGCAGATAGAAGTACATTCGGTAGTTACATAACAATAAACGACTGCACAGGAATACAGAGGGATGGCAGTTGGGTTGGAGAATCTAACAAGCCAAAAAAAGGAAGTTGTAAGTAATATGAAACAGAACTTTAAAATATCAGAAATTAAGCTTAATCCAAATAATCCTCGTTTGATTAAAGACGATAAGTTTAAAAAGTTGGTGCAGTCTATTAAAGACTTTCCAGAAATGCTCGACATAAGACCCATTGTTGTTAACCAAGATATGATTATTTTAGGAGGTAATATGAGGTTTAAAGCTTGTAAAGAAGCAGGGTTGAAAGAAGTTCCAGTTATTGTGGCCGACTTAACCGAAGCGCAACAAAGGGAGTTTTTAATTAAAGACAATACCTCAGGTGGCGAGTGGGACTGGGATATGCTTGCAAACGAGTGGAACTCGGAACAATTGGAAGAGTGGGGTATGGATATACCAACGTTTGGCGAGGACTTAGAGGACGAGGGAAACTTTGACGATGAGGGAATTAGTGATAAAAATCAATATGGTGTTATCGTAGTTTGTGAAAGTGCTGGAACTCAGGAAAGCGTTTTTAACGACCTAACAAAGATGGGGTTTAATTGTAAAGTGGTGGTAACGTAATGATAGTACAAGTTAGAAATAGAACGGAGGACTATAATAGTTATAGGTCTGCGAGGGTTAAGTCCCTATTTAATGCCGAGAGGGGTAACGAATTTAACCTTGACGCAAATATAGACATAGACGATATGGACTGGCAAATTGGTCTTGTCGTTGGACCGAGCGGAAGTGGCAAAACCTCAATAGGAAAGCAATTATTTGGTGGGGGTAAACTAATCGACCTATATGATGGGTGGGATAAAGATAAGCCAATAATTGATGCAATAGCGCCGAATGGAGACTTTGATACCGTTACTGGAGCGCTGGCAAATGTTGGGCTTGGAGACGTTCCAAGTTGGCTAAGACCATTTCACGCTTTAAGTAACGGACAACAGTTTAGAGCTGGTTTGGCACGTATTATTACCGAGGCACCCGATGAGGTTATTGTGGACGAGTTTACGTCCGTAATAGATAGGCAAATTGCGAAAATAGGTGCTATGGCCTTCGCGAAGGGTTGGAGAAGAAACAAGGGAAAAAAAATTGTTTTATTGGCGTGCCATTACGATATTATTGAGTGGCTACAGCCAGACTGGGTTTTCGATACTGGAACTGGAGAGTTAAAAAAAGAGAGCAACTCGAGCCAAGACCAAGCTTCGAGTTGGAAATTAGGAAGGTCAACTCCAGTTATTGGAAGTACTTTAAGCCACATTACTATTTAGACTTGCCGATGCCACCCGCTGCGGAATACTTTGTTGGAACAGTTAACGGAGAGCTTGTGGCACACCTAGCGGTATGCCCAATGTTTACGGCTAAGGCCTACAGGGCAACTAGGCTTGTGGTAATGCCAGAGTGGCAAGGTGCGGGTGTCGGAACAAAGTTCCTAGAGTGGGTTTGTGAATACCATAAAGATGGTAACGGTAGGTGCGGTAAAAAGTTCCCGACCTTATTCCATACGAGCCACCCACAATTAGTTGGATTTTTAAAGTACTCAAAAAATTGGGTTTTAAAAAGTCAATCAATGTATGGGGCAAGTAAAGCAAAGTCTGGGGCATCAATCGCGAAGTCAAATAAGGGTAAAGGTGGTATTGGGGATAGAAAAAATGGGGGTGGCTATGGCGGGCACTTTAGAGCGGTACAGGGCTTTAAATATTTAGGTAAAAAGTTATGATGCACGAATTTTTAGATAACGAAAAAAAACTAAACGTTTTTATAAGCGGTCAGAAATACTTTGGCTCGCTTATACTACACGAAATGATTAAAAACCCTAGGGTTAATGTGGTTGGAGTATGCACTCCAATAGGGGATAGACACGTTGGTAAAATGGCCTATGAAAATGAAATACCAATATTACCAGCGGGTTCATTAAACGGAGATACTATTCCAAATGGTGTGGACGTTGGTATAACCGCCCACTCATTCGACTACATAGGAAAGACCACAAGGTATAAGCCGACGATAGGATGGATAGGATACCACCCAAGCCTACTACCGAGACATAGGGGGAGGTCGTCAATAGAGTGGGCCATAAAAATGAGGGACTTTTTAACTGGTGGCACAACATTTTGGTTAAACTCTGGAATTGATAGAGGAGATATTATAGAGCAAGAGCTAGTTTGGATAGACCCAAAAATGTATAATATGGACGTAAAAAAGGCGGCTAAGTTACTATGGGAGCACGAGCTTCAAGATATTGGGGTTAGGCTAATTAATAAAACCATAAACGATATTATTAACGGAACGGTAAAAGGAAGGGCACAAGATAACAGATTTAGCACGTTTGAGCCGAGCCTAGAGGTTAAGGATATATTTAGGCCAGACGCTTTAATGCTAAACGAAAAAAATTAATTATGGCTTACGATAGAGTTAAAATATTCGAACAGGCAAAGGAAATGATAGTCAAACATAAATTGTTTTTTGTGGAGGATATAGTAGCCTTTTTGCCTTGTGGTAAAACTACATTCTACGAATATTTTTCGACTGACTCGAACGAAATGAACGAACTAAAAGGACTACTGGAAACTAATCGAACCACTTTAAAAGTGTCTATGCGCTCGAAGTGGTACAACTCAAACGCTCCAGCGTTACAAATGGCATTGATGAAATTGATTGCAACACCTGAGGAACTTAAAAAGTTATCAATGCAATATGTGGAAAGCGAAAACAAAAACACCAACTTCGATATAACTAAGCTTTATGATTCCGAAACATAAAAAAATATGGGATATATTAGGGAGTAAAACGAGATACTTTATTATAACTGGAGGACGTGGAAGTGGAAAATCTTTTGAGGTTGGTAGATTTACCAGCCTTTTGTCGTTTCAAAAAGGGCATACGATACTATTTACAAGGCAAACAATGACCTCGGCACACCTGTCTATTATACCAGAGTTTCAGAATAAAATAGAGTTGCTGAATATGGACGGAGAGTTCGATATTAATAAAACCGAAATAGTAAATAGGCAGTCAGGTTCTAAAATATTATTTAAAGGGATAAAGACAAGCTCGGGCGACCAGACGGCAAACCTTAAATCATTACAGGGTGTAACCACTTGGATTTTAGACGAAGCGGAGGAACAAACAGATGAGAAAGTATTCGATAAAATAAACCTATCAATAAGACAAAAGGGAATACAAAACAGGGTAATTCTTATTATGAACCCAGCCACTAAAGAGCATTGGATTTATAAAAGGTTTTTTGAAAATGCGGGAGTTCCAGAGGGATTTACTGGGATTAAAAATAATGTAACTTATATTCATACCACCTATCTAGACAACGAGGATAACCTAGACGAATCATTTTTGGACGAGGTTAAAAATCTTAAAGAAACAAACCCAATAAAGTATAAACATACTATCTTAGGCGGTTGGCTAGACAAAGCGGAGGGCGTAGTCTTTACTAATTGGAAGCTAGGCAAATTTATCGAAGTTAATCCATCCATTTACGGTCAGGATTTTGGATTCAGTATTGACCCGACTACATTAGTTCAAACCTCAATAGATAAATCAAACAAGCGTATCTATATCAAAGAATTAGTTTATAAAGCTAAACTAACAACTACTGAGATATTCGAACTTAATCAAAGGTATTGCGATAATAAATTAATTATTGCAGATAGTGCCGAGCCTCGTTTAATTCACGAACTTAGGGTACGTGGGAATAACATAAAAGAAACGATTAAAGGACCAGGAAGCGTTAGTGCGGGATTAGCTTTGATGCAAGATTATGAATTGATTATCGACCCTGATAGTACCAACATAGTAAAGGAATTAAATAACTACACCTGGAGCGATAGAAAGTCCGACACTCCAATAGATGCGTTTAATCATAGCATTGATGCAATTCGTTATGCCGTATATTTTCAGTTACATAAATTATCAAAAGGAAATACCATTTTAGGATAAAAACGTTATACTTATATGAAGATTAAAATACCAACATCACTAAGCGACATTAGACTAGAACAATTTGTATTGTTCAATAAAGTTTTAAAAGAAAGCCAAGAGAATAACTTTGTAAAATTGGCAACCGTTACTATCTTTTGCGATATATCAGTAGAGCAAGCAAAGAATATTGAAGTTACAGACTTTGAAGCGATTGTAAACGATATTACAAAAGTATTAAGTCAAGAGCCTAGATTTATCCAAAGGTTTATTCACGAGGGTAAAGAGTACGGATTTATTCCGAACCTAGACGAAATGACTGCAGGCGAGTACATAGATTTAGAATCATTTTTAAAAGATGAAATGACTTATAACAAAGCTATGAGTGTACTTTACAGACCTATTTTAAACAAGCGTAAAGACTTATATAATATTGAAGAATACAAAGGATCACATACGGAATTTAATACGCTTAATTTGGATATTGTTTTAGGTTCTATGCTTTTTTTTTGGAGTTTAAGCAACGAATTATTGAAAGCTACGAAGGATTATTTAGCACAACCACAAAACAAGATACTTTTAACTCAGGCTTTGGCGACAAGTGGGGTTGGTATCAATCAATTTATACAGTCGCTGGAGGACATATCTTTGACTTTGAAAGAACAACTAAGCTACGGCTTCACGAGTTCTTAATGTTTTTAGAGTTCAAGGTCGATTTAGCAAATGAAAGTAACAAACAGATAAAAAAGTATGAATAGTTTTTACCAAGTAATCGGATATTTAAAAGACCAACTATCAAACGACATTGATGTTAATACGGTAGTGCACGGAGAAGCGCCTGAGAATAAAAAAGACTTATTCCCTTTGGCTCATTTAATGGTTACAAATGGCGCACTAGGTCAAGGCGTATCTGTATTTACTTTTACCGTTCAGGTTTTGGATATTCGTAACCTATCAAAGAAAGCTAGTTCAGATAAATTCCTAAAGAATGATAATGAATTGGATAACTTAAATACTTGTTTTGCGGTCCTTAGTAGATTGATTACGGATTTAAAACTACAACGTAATGATTTAGATATTGAGTTATTAAATGAACCGTCTTTGATTCCTGTTATCTATGAGTTCAAAGATACGCTTGACGGTTGGACAACTGAACTGCAACTATCTATTACTAACAATGTATCGGTATGTTAAAGAAGCAAGAAACATTAAGTACACTCGAAGCTTTTAATAAATATGTTATTCAGCAAGCGAGAACGAACCTTACTAAAAAAGATAAAAATGTTTCTAAGAAATTATACGATTCACTAAAGTCAAAGACAAAAGTAAATCCTAACTCTATTGAGAATTATATCGAAATGGAGGAATACGGTCAGTACTTAGACTTAGGGGTTAAAGGTAAAGTAAGTAGTCAACGTGCGCCTAACAGTCCGTTTAAGTATGGAAGTGGCACAGGTCGTAAAGGTGGACTTACAGAGGGGATTCGAGGTTGGGTTAAGGCTAGACGTTTTCAGTTTAGAAATAAAGAGAATGGAAAGTTTATGAGTTATGAACAAACGGCGCAATTAATTACACGTTCGATTTATTTAAAAGGAACTAAGCCTACATTATTTTTTAGCAAACCGTTTGAGAAAGGATTTGAAAGATTGCCAGACGAATTAATAGAAGCCTACGGATTAGATTTAGAATCATTTATAAAATTTACACTTAAAGAATAATGACACAAAAAGTTACATTTACTTTTCCATCGAGTACCATAACAGGTTGGAATGTTACCTATTTGAATTTTGTTGTTAATGGACTTTTATCAAAAAAAATTATTGCAACATTTACTCCTACGGCTGAATACGGATATGACCCTTATAGCTTTAACCCTTTATTAGTTCCAGAAGGTTGGAGCAATGTTGAGGTAGTTAAAGGTGCAAGTATTAACAACTTTGCAAACAACTTTAAATTATATTTAGATGCTCAATTACCTTTATTAGGTTTCTATTTTGAAACTTCAATAGTTGATAATGTAGTAGAAATGGTGTGGGGTAATAGTGCCGATGTAAATACATTTCAGTTAACTAATTCGGGAGACACTCAGTTGGATGTATCTTGGATAACCTATGTAACTGAAGAATATACCGTACCTAATCCATCTGTTCCCGAAGTATTGCCTGAACAAATAATACTTTCAAGAAGTCCGTTTCATTTTAAAGTTAATCCTAGCGTTACATTTGACGAAATTACTGCAGAGGTTTTTATTTATAGAGGGCATAAAGTCGATGACCGACCAGCAGTTTCTAACTTTCAATTAAGTAAGACAGTTGTACAAGTTGGACAGCCTACTATTAGCTTTGACGTTCATAAATTGGTTAATGATTATGTAAAAAACAAATATACTTATATTGGGTTAGGAGGTGGCGCATTTACCACTTCAACTTTGGATTCTGTTTGGGTTTATATTGATTCAAAGATAAAGCTAGCGGGAGTTGAACAATATCAAGTTAATCAAACACTACTAGCAGTTGACGGATTCGGTTATCATACAGAATTACATAATCCTTTAATAGGTAAAAAAGTACTGAGTAGTATAAATACGCATACCGTTTATAATACTTCCGTATATCCTTTGTATTTCATTACGGAGGGGTTAACAAGTATTGTAGCCGATGGGGATACTATACCCTTTACATTTAATCAAAACTATTCTAACCAAAAGATTGGATATTTTGATACTTCTACTTACTCAAATGTGATTTTTACCTATGGTTCGGAGGTTATTACACACGTTTTTAACCAAAAAGATGAGTGTAAATACCCACTTATTAACTGCATTTTTAAAAATAAGTACGGATTTTGGCAAACAATTCCATTTAATAGGCTATCAAAAAAGGCTCAAGAATTTACAAATGAAAGTTATAATGGTTTGATTAGTAATTTTGGAAGCTATTCACTTAACCAACACGAAAAACAGACGTTTAATGTTAACGGAAAAGAGAAAATAACGGTTAATACTGACTTTATTAGTGAGGATTATAACGCATTATTTACTGAATTAATGCTATCCGAGTTCGTTTACCTTGAAGAAAACGGACAAGTATTACCAGTAAATATAGCTAAAAATAGTTTTGAAAAGAAAACGAAACTAATTAATAAATTGATTCAGTATTCTATGGATTTTGAATATAGCTTTAACCTTTTAAACGATGTACTTTAATGAATATAGCACTTTACATACAAGGTCAAAGAGTAGATTTATTTAAAGATGAGAATATCGAAATTAATCTTACTTCAAAAAATATCTCAGATATTACGAAAATCTTTGCTGAGTTCTCACAGGGTTTTTCAGTTCCTGCAACGCCTAGCAATAACGCTATCTTCTCACATTGGTATGATGCAACTGTGGACGGTACATTTAATGCAGTTACTAGAGTTGATGCGTATCTCGAAGTAAATACTTTGCCGTTTAAAGTTGGGGTTATTCAATTAGATAATTGCAAGTTAAAAGGCGGTAATATCTATTCTTATGAATTAACTTTTTTTAGTAAGGTAGTAGGACTATCCGACCTTATGGGTAATTTAGAATTGAAAGATTTAGATTTAACCGATTACGACCACGCTTATGGTATTACTAGCGTTACCGATGCGATGTATAAAGATACTATTGCAAATGGTGATGTATATTATCCTTTAATTTGTAATACAAAGAATATTGATTATGGTAATGGAACTCCAAACGATATAAAATTAAGTACCAATACTTTAACAATTACAGACTTTAAACCCGCTTTACGATTGGTTAGAATTATCGAAGCTATGGAGCAAAGACTAGGAGTTACTTTCTCACGTGATTTCTTTGGGCGTTCGGTATTTCATAATCTATTTATGTGGTTGCATAAAGACGTAAAAAAAGTAACCGATAAAGGTCTTAGAGTTCAAGTCGATTTTACAAGTAAGGGAAACCTAGAAGACACAACAGGAGTTGCAGTCGATTTAACTAATAATACTATTTTAATTCCAACTAAACCAGTAGATGTCGCCTTTGCTAAATTCTTTTTTGTACTTACTGCGCAAAGTGGATATACAACCGTACCTTATACTTTTGAAATTGAAAGGGAAAACGAGGGCGTTGTTTTTTCTACTAGTTTAGTGGGTAGTCAATGGATATTTGCAGATGCTTTTTTCAGTCCAAATAAGTATAAATTTTTTATTACTTCTACTTTAGACTTTAACTTTCAAATTGATTTGAATATCAGATACTACATACCTGGTTCTGTTATTACCAAAACGGCAGTATTTGCAGTTCAAACAAAAACAGGGAATATAAGTATATCAAATGAAGCACCCACAATAAAACTAAAAGATTTATTCAGTAGCTTAATTAATCAATTCAATCTTATAATTATACCAACTTCGACAAATAGCTTTTATATTGATACCTTAGATAATTGGTACTCTAAAGGCGATACGTTCGATATAAGCCACTTAATTAATATTGATGACATAACTATTAAGAAACCCGATGTAAAGAAACTGATTGAGTTTAAATACGAACCAGCGGGCGCAATACTTGGGAAGCAATACTTAGATAGTAACGGTATAGGATATGGCGACCTTAGCGCAAAGTATGACGATATTGCGGGAAGTGATATGAGTATAAAAGTAAGCTTTGAAAACTTACAATTTGAAAGATTGCAAAATAATGGAGTTACTCCAAGCGTTACAACTAATCTACAAATAGGACAATCTATTGATTTGAAATCAGAGCCTTATGTGGGTAAGCCTTTTATATTTTATAAGAATGGATTGATAGATTTAGAGGACACTATTTACATTAATGGAGTTGCACTAACTAAAGTATTTTTAACAGCTACTGAGGATAATTTACTACTAGAGCAAGTTACTAATAGTTTAAACTTTGGCTCGGATATATCGACTTATTTTTTTAGTCCTATTCAAAAGTCGCTATACTTTAACTTTTGGAAAACGTACATAGAAGATTTATACAACCAAAAGACTAGAGTACTAAATTTAAAATGTAAGTTGCCTATTTCGATTTTAACTAAATTATCCTTGAACGATAAATTTATAATCAATAAAAATAAGTACAAAATATCAAACGTAAAAGTAAATTTAATTAACTCGCAAGCGGATATTGAAGTGTTTACTGATTACTCTTTACCAGCCGATACCATAGCAAATGAAATTCCTTTAACGGTGGATAGAACGGATATAACCGTAGATACTGATACGATAACGGTTGATAGAATAAGTACTTACGATGCGCTTTATTCATTTATTGCAAATGGAATAAGTAGAACCGATTACACGGCTACAACTGCAAAAGAATACTTTGAGGTTAAAGTAAATGCAAACACTACTTGGAGCGTTACAAAGGTAGATACAGGCGATGGCGTGGCGTGGTTCGGAGTAGATAAAGCAGTAGGTAATAAATCCGATTACACTATGGTAAACGTAAATTCAAATAGTGGTAGTACTAGAAGTGGCATTTTGCGTTATATAATAGGTGGTACTAATTTTGACTTAACAATTACACAATGATAAAAGAGGTTATACAATTACTAAGGCTAGACGACTGGCTAAATGGTGGCGAATGTATCGAGATTGCAAAAGGGAAATATCAATTACCAACAACGCTTAAAGGAGCAACTAAAAAAATAAAAAGGCAATGGCAATCGAAAAGGTAGTTAATTTAAAAGTTAATGATGACATACAAGACACTACAAAAAATGTAGTCAGTCTTAAAACGGAATTAAGGCAAGCGCAAAACGAGGTTAACGAATTAAGTAAAAAGTTTGGAGCGACTTCTAAAGAAGCAGTAGAGGCTGCTAAGAAAGCGGCTGAGCTTAAAGATGCTATTGGCGATGCTAAAGCCTTAACCGATGCCTTTAATCCAGATGCTAAATTTAAGGCTCTTACTTCTACACTCGGAGGAGTTGCTGGTGGATTTAGTGCGGTGCAAGGCGCGATTGGTCTTATGGGCGCGGAAAGTAAGGACGTTGAGAAAATGATTCTTAAAGTTCAAAGCGCAATGGCTATTTCACAAGGCGTGCAAGCTATTGGTGAGAGTGTAGATTCATTTAAGCAACTTGGTGCGGTTATTCGTTCTACTACTTTATTTCAAAAGGCTTTAAGTGCTGCTACTGCAATACAAACTTTTGTAACCAATGGCGCGACTTTATCGGCTAAGGCTTTAAGAGGTGCGTTAATTGCAACAGGAGTAGGTGCGTTAGTTATTGGTATTGGTTTACTTATTGCCAACTTTGATAAGGTTAAAAAAGTAGTACTTAATTTAGTGCCACAATTAGCGATGGTGGGCGATGTGGTAATGAGTATCGTTAATGCCGTTACTGACTTTGTAGGTGCAACTAGCGAAGCAGAAAGGGCAAACGATAGACTTATGAAAAGTGCTAAAAATTCAATAGCATTAAACAAAAAGTATTTAGCGGAACACGGATCACAACTTGACGAATTTACAAAACAAAAAATAGCCGCTAAGGATAAATACAACGAAGCCATCCAAGAAGAAAATGCGGATAGAGTGGCACTAGCAAAAGAATTGAATAGAGAACTTGCAAACATAGACAAAGCTAGACAAGACGAAAGTGATAAAAAAGCTAAAGAGGAGCAAGATAAAATTGATGCTAAAAATAAAGAAGCTAGGGATAAGAGAAAAGAAGAACGCGATAGGCTTAAAAAGGAGGCGCAAGATATTGCGAACAATGCAAAAAAAGCAAATGAAGAAATAAGCAAAACAGATTTAGAAAGGCTAACAGAAAAGTATGAAAAGGAATTAGCAATTTTAAAAAAGCAAAAAGTCAGCACGCTTGATTTAGAAATCAAATTCCTAAATGATAAAAATGATTTAGCATTAAAGCAACAAGAGATTAATTATAAAATAGATGAAGAAAATGCAAGGATAAAAAAAGAGGCTGATGATAAAAAAATTGAAGAAGATAAAAAAGCAAAAGAAGAAGAAATAGCAAGAGAGCAAGCGGTTGCTGATGCTAAACTATCTATTCAAAATGCTCAGTTAGATAATGTATCTGCAGGAATAGGTCTTTTAAAAACTGTATTTGAAAAAAACAAAGCGATACAAAAAGGGTTATTAATTGCGGAAAATGCAGCGGGTATTGCAAAAATTATTATTAATACAATGGCGGCTAATGCTAAGGCTTTAGCACTTGGACCAGTATTAGCACCTCCTACAATACTAGCCAATAATATAACTGCTGGTATTAGTGTTGCAAGTTCAATCGCTGCAACCGCAAAAGGTTTATCCGCTTTAGGTGGTGGAGGTTCTACTGGTGGTGGTTCTTTACCAAGCGGAGGAGGTCAAGCACCAGCACCTCCACAATTTAACATAGTAGGTCAAAGCGGTACAAACCAATTAGCGCAAACAATAGCGGGACAACAAAACAAACCTATCGAAGCCTTTGTAGTGAGTTCAGCAGTAACGACCAGCCAAGCATTAGATAGAAATAGAGTAAAAACAGCGACCTTTGGAAATTAAAATTAAAAAACCCTCGTTATTTATTAGCGAGGGTTTTTTTCCTTAATGATACCAAAAACAAAAAAACTAGTTATATAATAAATGCAAGAAATGATAGATACATACGAAGTAGTTTTTAATAAAGAAGAAACGGATGGAGTATTCGGCATATCCTTAGTGGAAAGTCCCGCTATGGAGTCTGAATTTATTGCTTTATCTGAACAAAAAGAAATCCAACTTAAAGCCATTGATACTGAAAAGCGTATCCTATTGGGTGCGGTTTTAATACCAAATAAGCCCGTTTACAGAAATCAAAACGGCAAAGAGTTTAATATTGTTTTCTCAGCTGAAACAATTAGGCTATCAATGGAGAACTTTTTCGAGCAAGGTTATCAAAGCCAATCGACTTTAGAACACGACGAAAAGCAAGTGATAAAAGATGTAACCTTTGTCGAAAGTTGGATAAAAGAAAGCGAAACAGATAAATCAGTTCACTATGGATTAAATGAACCTGTTGGAACTTGGTTCGCAAGTATGAAAGTGAATAATGATGAAGTATGGAATGACTTTGTAAAGACTGGCAAAGTAAAAGGATTTAGCATAGATGGCTTTTTCGACCTAGAACGTATTAATTTAAAAACCGAGAATATGAATGTAGATTTAATTTTAAGCGCAATTAAGGAGGGCTTTGCTTCACTAACTAAAAGCAAAGTAGAACTTGGAAGCGTTAAAACCCAAGATGGTGCGGTAAGCATTGACTTTGAGGGCGATACATTAGCAGTTGGATTACCGCTAACTATCAAAAATGAAAACGGCGAAGCTATGCCTTTACCTGATGGCGAGTACATTTTAGAAAATGGAATGACTTTAACTGTTGCAGGTGGTTTAGTATCTGAACTTTCAGAAGCCAAGGCTGAAGAAGTAGAAGAAGAAATGCCAGCGGAACTTGAAGAAGCTAAGCCTAATGGAGTGAAATCTGAGAAACACACTCAAGAGATATTCTACCAATTAGCGCAAGAGTTCGGAAAACAATTAGAGTCTTTAAAAATGGAATTGAAAGCCGATTTTGAAGCTAAAATGGAAGAACAAAAAGAAGTAATTTCTTTAACAAAAAACAAACCAGCTAAAGAAAAATCATTTGAAGAAATGACTGCTTTAGAAAAATTTAGACTAACCAAATAAAACAATAAATTATGCCAATTACTTACAACGTAGTAGCTTACAGAGGTGTAGCTGCTGAACCGATTACGGAAGAATTATTATTTGAAAATCAAACTATTGCGAAGTCTTTAGTTACATTTGAAACTGATGTAAAAGCAGAAACTATCTTTACAGAATCTACTGCAAGCGCAACATTACAAGCGTACACAAGTGGAGTTCCAACAAGTGCGGGTTCTTTAACTGCTTTTGACGTAGTTGTTACTCCAACTAAAGTACAATTTTACCAAGAGTTTGACCCTAACTCTTTACGTTTTTCTCGTTTTAAAAGAGATATGAAAGCGGGTGCGTGGGAGGTTATGAGTTCAGAATTTGAGCAACTTGTTATTGGTGGACTTTACGCTAAACAAGTATCTTTAGCTGCTGAGTTTGAATTTTGGAACGGTGCAAAAGCCGCTACTAAAACTGCCGTTGCTGCTTTAACTGCTGGAACTGCTAATAACCAAGTTGGTGCTGCTGAAAAAACTGCTGTTGCCGCTTTGACCGCTGCGCAAACTGATGGTGTTTTAGTTAAAATGATTTACAACGATTCTAACGCTACTGCAACTGCTGGAGTAGGTACTAGAATTAAAGTAGCTGGAACAACTATTACTGCTTCTAATATCAAAGCCGAGTATGATAAGATTTTTGCTGCTATTCCTGCTGCTACATTAGCTGGTACTGAGCAACCAATCTTATACGCTCCACGTTCTCATAAGCAGTTTATTATCGCAGCTAACAATGTGGTATCTGACTTTAACAAGCCATTTGATATTGATGCCTCGGCTCAAAACTTCTTTTTTAATGGATTGAGAATTGAGTTCGTACCAGTTCCTGAGAATGTTGTAGTATGTGCTTTAAAGTCTCATTTGATTTGGGCAACTGATTTAGCGTCTGATATTAACTTAATGCAGTTAGATAAAATTGCTAACAACAGAGAGGATATGTTTATCAAACACAATATGACATTAGCCGCTCACGTTGTTAATCAAAAATTCAACGTACTATACGTAGGATAATATTAATCAAGACCGCTCTTTAAATAGGGCGGTTTTTAATAAAGTATAAATATGGCTTGTGATATATTAAAAGGTAGAACCTTATCTTGTAAGGATTCAAGAACAGGGATAAAATACGTAGATTTTGCGGTTTACGATGGTACGACTTACACTGTTACGGCTCAAGAAATCGCTACTTTACCAGTTGCTTTAACTGAGGTTTTCAGATATGAAGTAAAAGGAGCGGGTAATTCATTAATCGAAACTGCAACTGTAAATACTGATAACCGAACTACTGAGATAGTTCAAGCATTAGCCTTGAATTTACAAAAGTTAGGTAAAGAAACAGAAGTGGAATTACAATCTTTACTTTATGGACGCGTAGTTGCATTTGTAACTGACTACAACGGAAATGTTAAAGTAGTGGGTATTGATAGTGGTATGGACGCTACAACTTCGGTAATGAGTACTGAGGTTAGCGGATATACAGTAGCCTTGGAAGCAAAAGATAAAATCTTTGCTCCGTTCTTATCTAGTTCGGCAAAAACTGCCTTATTGGCTTTAATTTCAAACGATGTAGTAACGCCTTAAAAGAAAGGAGGAAACAATCTTATCAAACCCACTTTAATAGGTGGGTTTTTTATTTGATACCAAACCGATAAAAAAGCGTTTAATAGATATGAAGATATTTGATCCAACCGATACAACTCACACCTTGCAAATTATACCACGTGAATACGTGAGTACTGCAACTATGATTTTAAGGAATGAATTAAGGCAAACAGAAACAACTCACAACTTAACTTGCACGAATGTAAACGGATATTTAACCGCTACATTTACACACACAATGACTGAGGGGCAAAGTTTTGAGTTTGAAGTTTACGATACTAACGACGTTTTGCTTTATAGAGGTAAAGCGTATGCAACTGAAAATATATGATACTAGAAAAATTACAACTAAGCAACTACTTCAGACCTGAGATTAAAGAAGTAGCCTCTAAAGACTTCGTTTTAAATGGCGATAAAAACAGCTTTTATCAAGAAATTATAGACCGTTATAACGGCAGTCCAACCAATAGGGCGATTATAGACGCCTATTCTCAGTTCATTTATGGTAAAGGATTGACTTCTAAACAACAATCGATTAAACCTATCCAATTTGCAACAGTGTTATCAATCATTAGCAAAAAGGATTTAAAAAACATTTGCCACGATTTCGAGTTATTTGGGGAATCGTCCGCTGAGGTTATATTTGATAAAGGTAAATTAAAGCAAATTAAGCACGTACCTAAGAATACAATCGCACCCAATAAAATGAATGAGGACGGCGATATTAATCTTTATTGGTATTCACGTAATTTTGCAGACACTAGAAAGTATGAGCCTTTACCTATTGATGCCTTAGACTTAACTAAAATACCTAAGAGCGGAAGTGCAATCTATATCTTTAAAGATTACCAAGTAGGCAAAAATTACTATTCAGACCCGTCTTATATTTCGTCTTTGCCTTATGCAAAACTAGAAGAGGAAATAGGTAATTTTTGCGTAAAACATATCCAAAACGGATTATCCTTTGGACATATCATTAATATAAATGATGGTGCTGATAGAACTGATGAGCAGAAAAGAGAAACAATGGCTAGTTATCGTGAAAACCTAGCTGGTTCTAATAATAGTAATAGTTTTGTTTTAGCGTACAACGACAACAAAGAAAACGCTATTACAATTGAAACCTTAGAGGTTAACGAAGCGCATAAACAATACGAGTTTTTAAGTTCGGAAGCAACTCAAAAAATTATGTTATCGCATAGAGTTGTAAGTCCTATCTTATTCGGTATAAAAGACAATACAGGATTCGGAAATAATGCAGACGAAATGCAAGTAGCTTTTGATGAGTTAATGATTAATGTTATCCAACCAAAAAAAGAAACAATACTTGACGGCTTAATGGAAATCTTTAACGCTTGCGGTATTAGTATTGATTTGGATTTTATACCGTTAAGAACAAAGGCAGTTGAAGTACAACCTACGCAATTAAGCGCACAAAGTAACCACGAACATACAGACGATATTTTAGCCGATGAGTTAGTAGGCTTAGGCGAATCAATAGATTTAGACGAGTGGGAATTGATAGACTCTAGGGAATCGAATAACGATGACCCAATTACAGAAACGTCCTTTAAATTAGCTTATGCGCCTTCTAACTTCCCTGAAAGAGATAGCGAACAAGATACAACATTATTTAAAATTCGTTATTCTTATGCCGGTAATCCAAACCCAGAAAGAGAATTTTGCCGTAAAATGATGCAAGCTAATTTAATGTATCGTAAAGAAGATTTAATTGCTGCGGGTAATAAAGCAGTTAATAAAGGATTCGGTCCAGAGGGTTCGGATAAGTACTCAGTCTGGCTTTTTAAAGGCGGTCCCAGATGTCGCCATTTCTTTATGAGAAACATATACATTAAGAAAAATAACGATAAAATTACGGCAAAAAAGGCACGTGAACTACTTAACGAACTTGACCCGTCACTAAGAAAAGAGGCGAACTTTGAGCAAAACGATGCTTTAGTAGCTAAAATGCCAAACGATATGCCAAATAATGGATATTTAAAACCTCAAAACTAATGGAAACGATACTATTAACAGACAACCAAATAACAGAAAGTACTCTATTGGGTGGTAATATTGATGTAGATAGATACAAATTTTGTATTATAGATGCTCAAATATCTAAATTAGAAGAAAGTTTAGGCGAAACGCTATACGAAAAGATAAAAACAGACTTTGAAAATGGCGATTTAACAGGCGATTATCTTATACTGCATACAAAGTATATTACGCCTTTTTTAATCCATCAAAGCGCAATGGAATATCTTAAAATCGGGGCGTACCACGTTAGTAATGGAGGGATTTATAAACACACTCCAAACAACGGAACCGCTATTGATAAAAATGAAGTAGATTTTTTAGTTGAAAATCAAAGAGTAAAGGCTGAAATGTATATGCAAAGGATGGAAAAATGGTTATCTTTAAACAGAATACCTGAGTATTATTCTTATGTATCAGGGACGGTAGTTCCCGCACGTAAGCAAAGTACTGGAAGTTGGTTTTTTGAGGGTATAAATCATAGTAATAAACGAAATAAAAGCGATAATGACAACGACCAAGACTTCGGATTCTAAAGAAAAACAAGAGCGTGAGGCTAAAAAGACTATTGCAAAATTAGAAATCTATTTAAAGAAAAATGGCACAACAAATAATTAACGTAGGCGCAAGTGCAAACGATGGAACAGGCGATACTTTAAGACTATCGCAACAAAAAACAAACGATAATACAACCGAACTATATAATAGTAAGTTAGAAAGCGTTGTAGCTGGCACTAACGTAACCGTAGACAATACCGACCCTTTAAATCCTATTGTAAGCGCAACGGGTGGAAGCGCAACTTTAGGACTTATTAAAATAGTCGATAAAGCAGGCGACTTCTTTACCAATTTAGCAACTGCAAGCGCTTATATTAGAACGTTCACAAGTGCCACTATTACAAATGAAAGTTTTTCAAATGGTACATTTTGGTTTACCGTTCCGAATGGTAGTAGTTTTGATTTGTTGATTGGTTTTTTAGCTATAGGAGGCTCAAAAGCAAGTATAATTGATGAATTAGGACTAATTACAACATTTGGAGGTTATGCGTTTTACCCTAATAGCGGAAATCACGTTTTAGGCGATTGCACTTTTGGGGCTTCTTCTTTTCAAAGTGCAAATTGCAACGTTGTTTTAGGTAATTGCACATTTGGAAACGGTTGTTTTGCGGGTTTTACTGGAATTGTAAAAACAAGAAATATCCTATTAAGCGCGACGGGAAACAATTTTGGAACAAGTGCATCAGGTCGCTTTGAAATCTACGGAACTATTGGAACTACAACGGGCAACGATTACGCAAACTTTTTCCCAACAAATACAGCCGTAATTTGGGCGCCTAAATCAATGCAAACCAATAACGGAGGAGGTATTGAAGGCGATTTAGCAAGGGCGCAAACAAATGGAGCAAAATTATTCTTTGGGTATGCTGAAGGTGGAAGCGCTGGCGCACCTTTAACACGTCAAGAGTTTAGCTTTACAAGTTCGCAAGATTTTACGCTATCTAGTACACCGAGTGCAATCTATGCAGTTTTTGTAAATGGTCAAGAATTAAATAGTTCGCAATACTCTTTTGTAACTACAACTTTAACTATTGCCGATACTTTAGAAAGTGGCGATAAAATTAATATTATTTATACGCCTGTAGTGGCTGGAGTATTAGACTATTATACCAAAGCTGAAATAGATGCCTTTGATTATGAAAGCAACCACGCAGAATTTATAGAAGTTAATGACCTAACTGATTTACCTACTCCTGTAAGTGGAGTGATTACTTTAGTTGCAAACTATACCTACTTATTTTTAAAACATATTGACCTACTAGGCTCACGTTTAGTCTGTGGTCAAAATACTGTAATAGTTGGTTGGAGTTCAGAGAATTGCTCAATTAGTTCAACGGGTTTAAGTGGTGCTACTGCTTTAATTACTTCTACTTATTCTTTACCGATTAGAAGTATATCATTTACTCACGCTTTAGTTTTTGATTTACAAGGCGACATAACCACCACGGCTTTGGATTGGTTCGGGGTTAATTTACTTAATTGCACAAGCGGTGGAACGATTAAAGATTACGCTAACTTTGTAATGAGTGATTGTGCATTTTTAAATAGTGGCGGTTTTAACTTTGACGGTACTATTGGTACTATTGGATTTAGTAACTCCTTATTTAATACTGCAACTGGAACTACTGCAATCAATATATTATCTACTTGTACTGTAAGCCGTAGGTTAAGAATTATTTATTCGTCCTTTGTTATTGGTAGCGGCGAAACAGGGGTAAATTTTAGCACCTCTGCAACAGTTAGCGATGAAAAATATATCTTAGATACGATTAACTTTAGTGGCGGTGGAACTTATACAAGTGGAGTTTTAAATACTTCAAATAAGGCTTTATTTGTGAACTGCGTAGGTATTGCTAATACTGCAACACGTGGTTTTATGTATATGATTAACAACGGAACCGATACAACCATAGGAGGTGGAAATGTTAACGTATGGTTAAAGGCACAAGGTACTACAACAGCAGACACGGCAAACTCTAAATTTAACCACGCTAGTAATAGACTTACTTATACAGGAGCGTTTAATACTTCATTTTTAGTAACAATTAATACGGCGGTTAGGTCAGGAAGTAGTAATCAAAACATTAGTATTGGAGTTGCTAAAAATGGAACTATACTAGCTAATTCAGAGATGACTATTAGAACATCAACAGCTAACCAAGAACACCCAGGCAGTACGCAATATGTAATTGATTTAGTAGCTAATGACTATTTAGAGTTGTTTGTGAAAAACTCGCAGTCGGCTGATGTTAGGGTTTCAGATTTGAATTTTTCAATAATTAAAATACCATCATAATGAACGGAACAAAGAAAATAAAAAAAGGACAAATAGAATCATACACTACTGCTGATATTGCTGACAGTGTAGGTAAAAGGTATCAAACCGAGAATCAAAATACCTTTAACGATGCTACAAGTAGTATTCAAACTCAGTTAAATACTAGAAACTTTAACTTGGTTAAAGATTCAACACCTACAAGCGCAGTAACAGGAACTACGACATTAACGCAAATAGGAAGCAGTATTTTAATCCCTGCAAATACATTTAGTGCAAACGATTACTTTTCTTTAGATTCTTTATCAATTTTAAAAACGGGAGTTGCGGGGACTTGTATCGTTAAATTGCACGTAAATAGTTCAAATGATTTTGCGACTTCGACGGCAATATCAACAACAACTTTTACAGCAACGCAATTAGGAGGCAGTTCACGCAGAACTTACGAGATAATTGGAGGACTTTTGAAAAATAGAGTAAGTGGAGCAACGAGTGCATTTTCAGACAACTTCGGAAGCACAAGTACTGGATTAAGTATTTCATTTGACCCGACTATTAACAACTATTTATTCACTTCGGTTCAGTTATCAGTATCAACCGATTCTGTAGTAAGAACACAACTTTTAATAACAAAATAATATGCCTTTATACTCAATTTTAGACGAAAACAATTATATTACTCATTGTATTATGAGTGATACTTGTCCCGAAAATGGTACACCTTTACTTAACACGCAATTTAAAAGACCTCGTTTAGTTGGTGGCGTATTGATTGAAACACACGTTCCAACTGATGAGGAGCTAATAGAAGCCGAGTTCTTGAAATACCAACAAAGGGAGCGCGACGGAATGGACGCTTATTTAAAGATTAGCGCAGAGTTTAGAGTGGCTAAATTAAGCGGTCAAATAAGCGAAGCCGAGCATAAGGCTATTGAAGAACTTTTGATACCTGTACGCGACGAAATTAGAGCAGGTCAGTGGATTAGCGGTTTAGTTAAATTAGAGGCGTTAGGCTCGCAAAATATAGGAGTTACTTTATACGGTAGATTGCATTTACAAATTTCAAATTATATCGAATTATGTTATTAATTTTAGCGTGGATTTTATTTTTGCCGTTATCAATCGTTAATTACTTTTGTGTAAAAAACAAAAAAGGATATTTCAAACAAACTGCACTCAATTTAGATAAGTTTGGTAATAGAGAATTTAGGGCGTTTCTTAATTTCTCAATGCAAAAAAACGGTTATCAATTTGGCAACCCTAACGAAACAATTTCGAGCGCATTAGGTAAAAATGAGCGGGACAAAACCCTAACTAAATGCGGTCGTATTTTAGTTAAAATTTTAGACTTAATTGATAAAAACCATTGTAAAAAAAGCATATCTTTGTAATTATGAGCCAAGCACAACGCACCGAAATAATGAAATGGTTAACCCTTATAATAGGGTTCGCTATATTGGTACTTCAAGTTTATAAGTATTTTCAAGATACTTTAGAATTAAATATGAATGAAGTTGTATTAACTGCGGTTGCCGTTGTATTAATGCGTAACCCTTATTCACTTATTGACCTTTTAAACAAACGAAATGACAGGTAATAAGATAGAACTAATATCAATGTTAAGTGCAGCCTTTTTAAGCACATTTGTTATGGAAATGATGGAGAAAGTGATTATTACTACCGTTGCAATGGTTATAGGTACAACCATAGCTTATTATTGGAAAAGATATTTAAAATCTAACGAAGGAAATAAATAAAAAATATGGATAAAATCACACTAGAAAGAATTGCATTAGCACACCCAAAGATTAGGGAGGAGTTATTTGTGTATTACAAAGAATGTAATAACAAGCTACCTAAACACGTTAGGCTACGTTTTAGCCACGTTTATAGAAGTCCAGCGGAACAACACGCTTTATTCTTAAAACGTCCTAAGGTTACAAATGCGGATTCTTTCCAAAGTATGCACAATTACGGATTAGCTTTTGATGTTGTATTATTATACGATAAAAATGGCGATGGTAATTTCGAAAGTGCGTCTTGGATAATTGACGAACACTGGCACAAAGTAGCTGAGTACTTTAAAGGTAAAGGTTACGAGTGGGGCGGAGATTGGAAAAAATTTAAAGATGCGCCACACTTTCAGAAAACATTTGGTTTTGATTGGAAAACTTTAAAAAGTAGATTTGACAAAGGAATTATTATTACTAACAACGGGATAACATACCCAAAAATTTAAAAGTATGGAAAAAGAATTGATTGAAAACTTATTGACTAACGCTGCCACTAAGTACAGCCAAAGTCCAGCAACTACCAACGCTGGTAGAATTTTAAGATTTATTGCAAAGATAGTTCCTGTTGGAGTTGTTGTGAAATTGTTTGCACATAAATTGAGTAAATAGTGTCCCAGTCTATTTGAATTAGCTACCATTTAGAACACTTATTTTAAAGCCGTTAATTAAGTTTAACGGTTTTTTTTATGTTAATTTTGAAAAAAAGTTTTTTTTATTCAAAATATAGACTTATATTTGTGCTCAGATAACAATTAAAAAAGAGAAATTATGAGTTTTAACTACGACGATTACAAAACAGGATTACACGATAGCGATAGTCCTATGAATAGAGAAACTTTTAAAGATGAATTTACACCGCACTGGGATAATCTTTCGGAAGCCTACGAATCAGGATATGAACACGTATTTCACGAAAAACGCAACGAAATTATAGACGAACTCTGGAAAGTTCACGAAGTACTGAAAGTTACAGGTCACGGAATGAAAGGCAGAATAGAAGCCATAATTGAGAAAATGATGTAATATTTATAACCTAAATGTCCCCGACATTAATGTCGGGAACAAAGAAAAAATAAACATTAATTAAAAAGTTCTGATTACTTTTAAAAGCTTGAAATGATAGACTTAAACTCTATGTTTTGGAATCACAACCCAAACGGAACGTTAATTTTAAAAATAAAATTATGAAAACATCAATGCAAGAATTATATTCTGAAATAGAGAAATTTAAAGAAATAACTGATACAATTTCAATTACAGATATTCAAAGAATGATAGGAAACTATTATATTGAAAAAGAGAAAAAACAGATTATTGAAGCGGTTGAAGAAACTATGTATGAGATGAATTTGTATGAAAGTTTTAGAACTTTAAAAAATGGCGAACAATATTATCAAGAAACTTTTGTCGACAACGCTGAGCAAGCTGTTCCCTAACGTTTGCGTGTATGGGAAGTGGCGGAGAGTTTGCCTAATGCTTCCAAGTACAGACTGATTTTTAAATTAATAAACCAAACTCAAAAACACAAAACTAACCCGCCATTTTTTATACACGTTGTTATATGATGGCTTTATATTTAGAAATTATGAACAGAATTGAAAACCTTTACGAAATCACAAAAAAATTAACTGGAATTATTGAACCCGCTGGAGATGCAAGTCGAGATGGCGAAAGACTTATTAATTTAGAAGATACTATTTTATTAACCGAAAGATTGATAGAGGATATTATTTATGCTGCAAGAAACAAAGTAGCTTATGAGAGTTCCGTAAAAGTTTGTGGAATGAGGGCTGATAGATTTATTTCGGAGTTACGTGAACGTCTTGTTGAGTAAGCTATCATATAACTATCCGCTAACAGCAACAAACGTATTACAATACTATGAAAATACTAACGAAAACAAAAGTAATCCGAGTTACACCAATACAACTAGCTACACTCCAAAAAATGAAGTCTTACAATGTCGATGTTGGGCATTTCATTAGAGAAGCCATAGCTGAGAAAATCAAACGAGAGTATAAAGATTTAATACCTAAAGAAAAAAATAATTGTCCTTTTTGAATAAAAGTATTGTTTAATCAAAATAAAGTATTATATTTGTAAAAAAATAAATAAAATGGAACAACTAACAGATTATCAAACACAGAGAATTGAAGCGTTGGAGAGAGAAAACGCTAAATTACAAAGCCAGTTAAACGAGGCAAAAGAAATTTTAACACAACTACTAAAAGAATTACAAGATGGCAACAGACTGGAGGAAGTATAGAAAAAGCACGCATTTAGCGAGTGCGGATTTAGATGCAATGGAAACGGACGGATTACCTTTAATTTTTACGATTAAGGAAGTAAAATACGAAACTGGAGTAGATGTATCAGGAACTAAACAAGACGGTATATTTTGCTACTTTATGGAAGCCGTTAAGCCTTTAAAATTAAATAGCACCAATAATAAGATATTAGCTGGTTTTGCTAAACAAGATGGCTTAATTGGTAAAGAGTGCCACGTAATCGAGAATTGGTCAGGAATGAAAATAGAATTGTTTGTTGACCGTAACGTTAAAATGATGGGCGCAATTACCGATGGGATTCGAGTTAAGGCGATACGACCTAAAGAGAAAGTAAAAAAGGAATTTACAGAGGCTAATTTTGAGGGCGCTTTAAAAGTTAAGGCAACAAGAGAACAAATAGAAAAAAATTACACAATAACAGAGGAAATATGGAAAATGTACAACGCTCAAATGAATGGCACGAACAACGTAGAGGTAAATTTACCGCCAGCGAAATAGTAAAACTTTTAGGAGTTAAAGGACTTGGAGAAACTGGAAAAAGTTACGCCTTTGATAAAGCTATAGAACAACTATTTGGAGAAATGGAAGAAAGTTTTATCTCTTATGATATGCAAAGAGGGATTGACCTAGAGCCTTTAGCTTTTGCAAAATTCAAAGAAATTAAGGAACTTGAATTTATAGAGGTTGAAAATTGCGGATTCTTTGAACTCGGAACAGATGCAGGTGCAAGTCCTGATGGCTTAGTTGGTAACGATGCGATTTTAGAAATTAAATGTCCGCGCTCAACTACTTTCTTTAAATTAGTAGCTACAAATGAAATAGATAGTAAGTATTATGCCCAGATGCAACTGCAAATGATGGCAACCAATCGAAATAGAGCGTATTTCTTTAACTATTTAGTTCACGAGGGGATGGAATATTGGCACGAAATACTAATTGAACGTGATGAGGTTTTATGCGACAAGATAAAGGAACGAATTAAGGAAGCAACGGAAATTAAAAACGAGTATATTAATAAATTAAATAATAATAAACAATGGCTTTAGAAGTAACAGGATTAATCGAAAACATTTTACCGTTAGAAACAGGACAATCAAAAGACGGTAAAGAATGGCACAAACAAAGTTTTTTAGTAAAGACAGAAGAACAATACAACAACCTTTATTGTTTTGAAATCTTTGGGGAAGAAAAAGTACAAAACTTTGCTAAATTAAATAAAGTAGGTCAAACGGTAAAAGTTGAATTTAATGTGGGATGTAATGAGTGGAATGGTAAATACTTTATAAAATTATCCGCTTGGAAAATTAACAAAGTAAGCGATGCTCCAGTAGCAGAAACTGCACCCGTAGCCGAATCGGATCTACCATTCTAGTAACCAATAACACCGCCTTATTGATTTAGGGCGGTTAATTTAAAAAATAGATTATGAAAGAAATAAACACTCCTAGCCACTACGATAATAGTAAAGGTAGTTTATACCAATTTGCAGAACAACAAGGTTTAAACGCTTGGGAATTTGACATTTTAAAACGTACGGTTCGATGCAGAAAAAAAGGGAACTTTGAGGAGGACATAAAAAAGACTATTGCGGTTTTAGAACTTTATTTAAAAGAATATGAACAAACTACAAAGGATTAAACGAGTACTAGAGTACTACAGAAAAAAAGGACACAACTCCGAAAGAATTAATAATTTATACCACAAAATACTGAAAGATGGAGAAAAAAGTTAAAGAATTTATGACTATTGGGCGACAACTTATAAACGAATCGCCAAGCCTTACAAAATACAATGATTATACATTACGCTATAATCTAATGAAAGAGGAGAATAAGGAGTACCTTCAAGCGTGCCACGACCACGATAAAGTAGAGATACTTGATGCTTTAGTTGACCAGATGTATGTGCTACTCGGAACGATACACCAGCACGGAATGAGTAATATATTCGAAGAAGCATTTAATCGAGTTCACGAAAACAATATGAGTAAGTTTCCAAACGGTCAAATATTGCGAGATGCTGAGGGAAAAATATTGAAACCCGAGGGATTTAAACCCGTTGATTTAAGCGATTTAGTATAGCCATAAAAACTCCCAGCCTTAAAAAGTTGGGT